CTTCGACCGCAGCGGCGCCGCAATCCAATCCGTGGGGCAGGCATCCCAGTGCACCATGTCGATGGCCCGGTCTTCCTGCTGGTCCCAGATGTTCAAAAAGTAGCGTTTGAAGGCGGTGAGGGTGCCCTCGGCTACCGCGGAATTGTACTTCGCCGCAATCTTTTCCAGCGGGAGGAAGCCGCCGTTTTCGATCAGGCTGGGATTCGCCTTGATCCAAGTTGCCGGCGATGCTGGGTCGTCGGTCTTCTCGGCTCCGTAGATGCGGCCGAAGAACTTCGGATCACTTACGATGCCTTCCCGAATTTTGCGGGTCTTCTCGTGCAATCTCCAGGCGAGGGGAGAATCTTTCTGTACTCCGGCCGTGGTGATAGCCAGTGTGGTGGTCTGCCGGCGGGTGATACCGCCGTTCGAGAGCACGTCCCAGTTTTCGAGTTGCTTCCTGGTCTTCAGCCGGTGGACTTCGTCCATGACAGTGAAGGCCGGGTTGACGCCATCGCCCAAGTCGCCATCCGCGGCGACCGCGGCATAGAACGAGTCGGGATCGGATCGCTTCAGAATCCGGTTCGTCCCTCGCAGGATACGGAAGTGCGCCTGGAGGATCGGCGACTGCTCCACCATCTTGCAGGCGGCCCGGTACACGTTCATCGCCTGGCGCGAAGCTGCTCCAGCGCCGTAGACCTGGCAGCCGGGGGTTGTGGTGATCAGCGAAACATACAGCACCAGGCCAGCCGCAAACTCTGTTTTCCCCGATTTTTTGGGGACCTCAAGGTAGACCTGCTCGATTAAACGGTTGCCATCGTCATCCAACTGGCCGAAGACCTGAACGATGCATTCTTCCTGCCACGGAATGAGCAGGAAGGGCTTCCCCCAATACTCATCCGCCGAGTGTTTGAGGACTCCTTCGAAGAAGTTGCAGGCTGCGTCCGCGGCTTGTTGACACAGGCTCATACGCAGCACGCTGGCGGGGCTACCGGATAGACCGCCCGGAGTCAACCGCGCGGCGCATCTTCGGCGACATGCAGAACACTACCATGCGCCGCGTGTTCCTCGTTATTGCACCGTCTCCGTCTTCGGCTTCTTCTGCTCCCGTGGCTTCGACAGGATGGCCAACAAGTCTTCCCTGCTGGAATCTTTCTTCTCGATGGCTAAACGTGTCCGTGCCACGGGAGAGAGCCCGAACTCGGAGCAGAAGCCGCGCACCTGCCTCCAAGCCGCGTTACTGATTCTGATCGCGGGATGAGTCTTTAGGCCGGTCAGGCTCTTCTCCCCGTTCTCTGTCAGTGTCCATTCCTCGAACATGAGCCCTTCTCGGTCAATGATCAGATCCGCCAGCACTGCTCTGCCATAGTTGACGCACGCACCTTCGAGCATCATGGCGTCGGGTCGCCGATCGATACTCATGGCCGCCAGTTCCTCGGCCCAGAAATTCCACGCGGCCCTGGCGCGTCCCTTCAGGTGCCGTGGACACTCGGGCAGCCCACGCGTGGCCTTTGGCTCGGTGGCCAACTTGGATTTCAGTTTACGAGCACCGTGTTTACGCGGGTCGCCGGCGGCGATCTGGCTGGCTGTAGGTTTGGGCTTTCGGCCTCTCATTCGATTTTTATTCCGGTATCGGAATACCGGCGAGGAAGCAGGATCTTAATACGGGATTTTGTTGGCTGCTGGTTCATGGCGCGCGCGGTAGTCAGGAACCGCAGCGCCGTGTTCAGGTTCCAGCCAGCCGGATGAACCGTGGTCACTTGCTTATCATTGCCCTGCATGTCCCGGTGAGTCACATGGGTTACCTCCGCCAGCGGGAAAGCTAGCATGTCGTCGACTTTCTTGAGCAGCGTGTTCCTTGCCGCGGTTTCGCGCGAGTCAGCAGGCATCGCGTTGTTCGCTGCATCGTAGTCCGCCGCGCGCTCTACCCAACTCCACGCCTTCGCCCACTTGGCCAGCTTGCCCGATAGGGTCGCGCGGTTGCGCGCCGGCCCCAGCGCGAAGTACGCTTCTGCGGCGCGATAGGCCGCGGCGGTCTCGCCGGGGATCCGGTCCTTGGTTAACATGCGGAAGAAATTTGCTTGACTTCGGAGCGCCGCCAGAGCAATCAATCGATCTGCGCAGAGGAGCGCGTAACAAAAATGCTATACGTGATCGACAACGACAACGATGTGACCTACCGACCGCACGCCCGAGGTACAGAAGCGGGGAGCGCGGTATTTGGCAGCCCTGCCGAACTGGACGCAGCGACCGCAAACTGGCCGGTTGCGCGATTTGTTGAAGTCTGGAACGGCTTCGCCGGCGTGGTGCCCTTCGACGATCTCAAGCAGATCCAAAAGTTCACTGACCGCAAGACCGCCCTATCCCGGATCTGGAACGCCGTGCGGCGCCTCTCTAACCCCAGCAAGCCCGAAGAAATAGCCAGTGCCGCGCCCACGTTGGCCGACTTGGCGCCAGTAGAGGAGGTGAGCGACAATACCCCCATGCCAAAAAACAGAGCCAAGGCTACTAAACCGGCCTCAAAGAATTCCCAATCGAAGCCGAAGTCAGCGAAGACAGCGCCTGCAGGCGAACGGGACAGTAAGAAGACGGCGGTCATTGAAATGATGAACCGCAAGACAGGCGCTACGTTGGCCGAGATTATAGCGGCCACTGGATGGCAGCCTCACACTGTCCGCGGCTTCGTGGCCGGCACACTCGGCAAGAAGATGGGCCTGACGGTCGAGTCGACCAAGTCGGAGGCCGGAGAGCGCACTTACCGGATTGCCAGTTAAGCGGTGGCGGGGAGGCGCGCGCTCGCGATCTCGTCGAATGCGCGCCCTTCCCCATCAAGAGTTGCTTTGTTCCCGGTAAAGGCCTGCCACCGTTTAATAATCACGTCGACGTACCTGGGATCCAATTCCATCAGCCGCGCATCGCGCCCGTGCTTTTCGCAGGCGATTAGAGTCGATCCCGAGCCTCCGAATAAATCCAGGACAATCTCTTCGCGCTTGCTGCTGTTTAAGAGCGCGCGCTCGATGAGAGCCACAGGCTTTTGCGTCGGATGGACGTACTTGCCTCCCGTGTCCGATCCTGGCTTATCGTAATGATCGGTGGCGATCTCTATGATGGTGGACTGCTTGCGGTCGCCGTGCCACGCATGCGACGCGCCTTCCTTCCAGCCATAAAGAATCGGCTCATGCATCCAGTGATAATCGGCCCGCCCGAAAACTAGGACCGTTTTTTTCCAAATCAAACAGGCTTGCAGCTTCCACTCCTGCGCAATAAAAGCGTTGCGGAAGTGATGGCCTTCGGTGTCGGCGTGGCAGATGTAGATCCCTCCCCCTGGCTTAATGTTCAGATCGATGGAAGAGTACACCTGATCCAGAAACGCGCGAAATGCCTCGGGGGTTTTGGCGTCATTCCGTATCTTGCCGAGCTTGTGAGCTTTTCGCGCCGGGGAGAAGTGAGTGGCGCGCGCCTCGGGGTCGTAGTCGATGTTGTATGGCGGATCAGTGAATACCAAGTCCGCCTTCTGCCCATCCATTAACCGGCCGACAGCATCGACCTGCGTCGAGTCGCCACAGCACATCCGATGCTTTCCTAAAATCCACAGGTCGCCCAGCACAGCCACCGGCTGGGCGGGGGGCTCGGCGGCTGCATCCTCTTCGGTTTGGCCGCTCGCTGGCCGTTGGCTGGCCGCCACGCGGTCGACCAGGTCCCGCAAGGCTGCATCGTCGTAGCCGGTCCCAGCCAGACCGCCCGGCTGCGTTTCCATCTCCTGCAGGATCTTAATTAGCTCTGGCTCGTTGTATCCAGCAACGTCGTTCGTCCGATTGTCCGCAAGCAGAATCTGTTTGGCGGTTTTTTCGTCGCACTCTACCCAGATAACCGGAACGACGTCCGCTCCTTTCTTGACAGCCGACTTCCAGCGATGGTTTCCCGCCAGAATGTAATCGGTGCCCACCTGCGCCACCACTGCGCCATAAAACCCGTTCGCCTCAATCGAAGCGCAGATCGCTTCTTCGTTGCCTAGCCTCGGGTTGGCCGGGTGAGGCTTGAGCCTCCCGGTGGGACAGGCGGCCTCGTAGCCTCTGTTTATGATTTTCAAGGGGGTAAAAAGCCTTCCAAAAATACAAATTTAATTTCGCGGATTTTCGTACGCAGGAGCCTATCGGCTCCATGCCCGGCGAGAAGTGGGAAGCGAAGGCCCCACCCCCGTCGCGCCCTCACGCCGAGTTTTTTTGGAGTGGCAGCTC